CGTAATTTTCAGTGCATTGATCCATGACTTGACAAAAAGACTCAAATGTTGGAAACATACCTGCATAATTGTCATAAATGCGTTTGCGATTCGCGATATAGGGTTCTCTCAGAATAAACACATAATCAATGTTAGTTCGCAATGTAGGTGGAATACCAAGAGGATATTGCATCGTAATGATCAACATTATCTTCCAGTGACGGCCGTTCATAAATAATAATCGCATCATTTTATCGCGTGTCCAAGATCCGTCATACAAACAATCATCAAGAATAACAAACGCCCTAGGATCTATCGTGCTACGTTTATATGTTTCCATCTCCTTTTTAATCTGATTCAACACAGTCTTTTGTCTCTTCAAAATATTTTCAACGATTGCTGTATTGTATTCATTGTGAATAAACAATCTCGGCACCATTTTCCCATAGAACCCGTTGCCTTCTTCCGTACCTGATATAACAGTGCCGATCGGTATATTCTGATGATAATAAAGTAGATCACGAACCAAAAAACTCTTACCTGTATCACGTCTACCAATTAACACGACAACTGGACCTTTAGACTCATCTGGTTTGAAGCTTATGTTTTTCATATCAAATTTCTTTAATTCGAGAGAAGCCATTAGAATTAAGATGAATATAATTTATTAAAAAAATACGCATTTAGTCATTTGATTGTTAGTTTAAAATAATTTAAATTTATATTTCAAATACCTAATGATGATTAATTATCAAAAACGAAAAAACATTGAATTGTTTAGGGATTTAAATGATAAATTGCTTCTCTCTAAACAACAGAATTATATACCAATTTATCAGAGATTTTTTACATTGAATGAAAGTAATTATAATGGTGTCAATCTGAACAATCAACAATTTATTGCTGGTATCATTAAATCAACAGATGATCAGTATAGTTATAAATGTAAAATTAAAAATATTGATGATCAAACAACAAAGGTCGAGGATGCGTTTGTAAAAATCGCTCCACTTTTGGATCCATTCAAATATTTGATTGGCAAGTATGATATAAAAAATCAGGCTTTATTCAGTCTTCCTTCTGTATCATCGACGAATGAAGAAGTACATGAGAAAATTCTAGATGTAAATAACGTTGCCTATGTAGATGGGTTCTTCGTTTATTTGAATAGCATGTTGTTACATAAATACAATTTTATACATAGCGTGGATTACTATGGATCTTTTCTAGGTATCAAACGAGATTTCAAAATTAATGTAGCAGATGATATTGATTTCCTGAAAAAATCTGATTTTTTCAAAAAGAACAAGGGAACACTTTTTACGATTGACGATTATGAAACAACACCAGAAATTAATAATAAGCCACCTATTAAAATATTAGATGATACTAGTCCTGATTATGTATTGTCAATTGATACTATTACAGACGAATTGTTTGACGATATGTTTAAGGAGTCCAGCAAAGAGGTTGAAATATCTGAAGATATAAACGGAGATAAACTCGAAGATGTATCAATTGACTTTACTGATATGGCAAAAATTTCAACATTAAAATCTGACTCTAGCTGCTCTTCTAGGTCATCACATACTAAAGAAAATGAAAGTGGATGCGATGATGATTCGGATGATTCGGAAGAAAAAGAAAAAGAAAATGACTCTGACTATGAAAGTGGTTCGGATGACGGCCATGGTTCTGATTCTAGTTCAAGCTCTGTATGTGCAGAGGATTGTATTAATACAATTATACCTGAATTTCCAGTACAAGTAATATTCATGGAAAAGTGTGATAATACATTAGATGATTTAATATTATCAGATTCGCTGTCAAATGATGAATATATTTCTGCATTAATGCAGATTATTATGATTTTGCTTACATATCAAAAGGTCTTTTCATTCACGCACAATGATCTGCATACAAATAATGTCATGTATAACAAAACAAAACAAGATTTTATTTTTTATAAATATGCGAACAAAATATACAAAGTTCCAACGTATGGAAAAATCTATAAAATAATTGACTTTGGTAGAAGTATTTACAAGGTAAAGGGGCGTGTTTTCTGCAGCGATAGTTTCAAACAAGGAGGAGATGCAGCTACACAATACAATACCGAACCTTATTTTGACGACAAAAAACCCAGATTAGAACCGAATTATAGTTTTGATTTATGCAGACTGGCCTGTTCAATTTATGATTACATAATAGATGACATGGACGACTCGCATTCATTCAAAAGCATTATATTGGACATGTGTAAAGACGATAACGGAATAAATTTGCTGTATAAATCTAATGGTGTTGAACGATACCCAGATTTCAAATTATACAAAATGATTGCAAGATTTGTACACAACCATACTCCACAAAAACAACTCGAACGTGCCGAGTTCAAACAATACGAGTTTTCTGGTAAAATCAAGGGGTCTATAATTGACATTGATAGTTACGAGGTTTTTGCATAAACAAAGTAATATATTGTTATAAGGCTTAATATTCAAATAAATACTGGAGATTTATTTGAATTTATACACCATTGCACATTTTCAATGTGCAAAGGTGTAATATAAAACTTACTATTAACCGCTAACCAGATTTTTCTAATATAAATTTTTGTTATTTATATTAGATATATCTCAAAAAAAATTTATTGGTAATAACCCTAATTGGTTCCAAATTTATCACCCACCAACTTGCTAAGACCATTATCAGTCTTACCTACCACAATATTATCACCCTCAAATAACTCATTACGAATGTCTGCGGAGGTGACAGAATCCATCTCCTTGAAATAATTCTCCTGTGTTGAAACACCAACCAGATTGCCATCGTTGTCAAGCGTCTGGGTCAAGACATTACCAGACTTCTCCGCGTTCTTGATATTCTCTTCAATAGCCTTCTGCTTCGTCTCCTTGATACGCTGGTCAAACGACTGCTTTGCATTGGTTTCATTCTTTTTCTTCTCTTGCATAAGTTGATTCAACTCGTCTTCCAAGTACTCAACGCGACCAGTCTTATAAGCCTCCGGGTCCCAAGGCATCCACATACCAACTGGACCAACAAAGACATCGTGACTGGGATCCATCTCACGAAGCAACTTCGCTCTCATCTCAGCCTCCTCAACTGAAGGGTAAGAACCACGAATCTTAACACCCCTTGTATTTGTTTGGAAATTACATACAACATTGAAACGTTTATCCAGATCCTCTTCATGATTATCAACAAACGTCTTATACTGATCAACAACACTATCCTCAAGCAACTTCTCACGCTCCTCCTTTACAAACTCCTTAAAATCATTCGTCAAATCGTCAAACTGCATATTATACTTGAATGACAGAAAGTTCAAAAATTGAATATATTTCTCCATTGACTTGTTAAAATCCCACTGCTTTAGGAACTCTTCAAAATAAAACATATCCTTCTGTTTCAAAAGTTTTTCGGGAGACACAAAAGAAACACATACAAACTTTTGTCCAGCAATCGACTTATCTTCTTCTAAAAGATCAACAAACTTTGGATTTGGTTTTCCGTTCTTAAGCTTTGTTTCATATTTATGATCCATTAGTTAGTTTAGCTATATTATTCTAAGTTATTTATCGCATTAATATATATTTTTTTTCTTATCAAATAATATAAATGAACGGGTTACTTAACTTCAACATCCAAGAGCTGGTGAGGCGTGTTATTAAATATCTTGTTGAGGGTTTAATGGTATCTATCGCTTGTTACGCCATTCCTAAACGTTCTTTGAACATGGAGGAGATTGTTTTGATTGCTTTGACGGCGGCTGCTACATTCAGCATTCTCGATACATACATCCCCAGCATGGGTGTTACTGCTCGTTCTGGAGCCGGATTTGGTATCGGCGCGAACCTGGTTCACTTCCCAGGCGGATTTTAAACCATTGAAGAATTAACAACTATATAACATGTTTATAAACCCTTAATATGTGTATTTTTACATCATCAATAGATGATATAAAATCTAAAAACGCTTCAGTTCTGTTATTGTTTTCGAACTCCGACTATTTTTTATATGATCAATTATAATTTGAACCTGTTGTTCGTTTTTTATAATTCCTCGAAGTGATTTGTCAAGATATGCAAATGTAAGTGGCTCATTTATACGAGTATTTACTAGTTTTATATGACCATCGCCAATTGGTAACTTAGTATTCTGTATATTATTAGTAGACAAGTTATTCTGGATAGACGCTGTCAAACTCGTTTTTTTTGCACGTAGTTCCTTTATGTTTTCATACATAACACGCAGTTTATCGTCTATTGCAACCCATTCTCTCAATTGATTTTCAATAGACATTATTTATGTAAACAAACAAAAATGTTTTAAATTGATTTGTAATATTACATATAAATTTCTTTTTGTTACTATTAATCTATTAGTGATAACAATTCAGATGTCAATACAATATTACCGAAGCTGTCAACATCAACTCTTGGTAAGTCTAAACCCATATTTCTATACTCATTATTGATTTTATCAACCTTATTTCTAATTTCTTTATAACGTGCCTCTTTGTATTTTTTCTGTCTTACTTTAGATAGAGAATTAGCCTCGCGTTCACTATCCATTATTTCAGACAATTCATTCTCTCCTTTTAATTCTGCAGCAGCTAACAAAGTAATTGTTTGTTTTTTTCTTTCATCTAACTTTAACTTCAACAATGCAACTTCTTCCTCTAGGTTAGATAGTTGTTTATATTGATCTGGAAATATATCATTTATTTTCCTTGATAACCTTAATTTAAATTTATTTACCTCCTCTTCTTTAACCTTAATATCATTTTCTATTAATAAGCATGCATCATCTCCATATTCTTCTATATCAGATAATATGACATTTATATCTGTTCTTTTCATTCTATATGCAAACGATGATTTGCTTTTTAATGAAAGTAGTTCGTTTTTTTCGATAATTTCATTTTCATCTATATCATCGGATACTTCTGATTGGGATTCAATCACACGAATAATTTTGGCTTTGAATTCATCTACTAATCTACTAATTTCAGATTCTGTTAGTTGTGAATTATTCATATACACCAATAAATATTTTATTCCACATACCTAGACACACAAATATACAAATATACAAAATTTTTATAATATATAATAATTTTGTATTCTAAATAGTTGGTATAAACTCC